AAAGTCGGATGATGAGTTTCATAATCTTGTTTTGAAAAAGGTAATGTCTGAAGAACGTGCTGCATGGGTGCCAGAGTCTATTGCTGATGAGCAAGTAGAAGCATTCATGGAAGCAACTGTTGCTGCTATTGCAGAAGGTGAAGATACTTTTGTATTTGAAGGTAAGCACTACAAAGCAAAGACCAAGAAAGAAGACAAGCTTGATCCTGTAGGTAAAGAAGACGATGATGTCGATAACGACGGTGATGTAGATAGTTCTGACAAGTATCTGAAAAAGCGTCGGTCTGCAATTGCAAAACGCAGAGCCATGGATGAAGAAATGGACCCAACAAAGCATGTTTCTAAGAAGGGTGACATGTATTGTGTTTATAACAAAGATGGCGAAGAGGTTGCTAAGTTTGACAACGAAGAAGAAGCAAACGCATACGCTATCAAAAACCATGATGCGCTAATGGGTAAAGAAGAGATGGATGAGGTTTCTTACAAGACCGCTATGAAGTCTTATCAAAAGGCAATGGGTCAGTCTAAAGATGCTGATGATGCAGGCGATAAGAAAACTGGCGATAAAAAATTCGATCAGGCAGTGAAGTTTGGTCGTTACGCTAATAAGAAGTTTCAATCTAGCAGAAACAAGAAAAAGCTGGTGGGAACTTTAACAAAAGAAGAGACTGTAGAGGTAGAAGAAAACTACACAGACAAGCAGGATGCTTCATACCGCGATGAGCCTACACCAAAGGGTGCACAGAAGAGATTAAAGGCTCTTCACAAGAAAGCTCTTGCATACCGTAAGAAGCATGGGGTATTCCCTAGTGTTCGGAAGAGACAGAAAGACCTTGCTATGAAAAAGGCTAAGTCGGATTTAAAGTTTGAATCTGTAGAAGAAGCTGTATCTGTAAAGAAGCAAGACTATAAGTGGGGTCGTATGATGACCGTACATCACGGTAAATCTCACTCCTATCCACTCCACCCTGAGCATCAGTCTGCAATCAAGAAGCTTGGTGACAATCAGAAGACCAGCTTTAAAGATGAGACAGGTACTAAGGTAACTGCACATCGTCAGGGTGATACAGTACATCTTTCTAGTTCTAAAACAAATGCCAAGACTCCAGTAGCGCATTCACACTTTAAAGAGTCTGTACAAGAAGCAGCAAAGCCTACTGCACAGCATGGTCCAGATACTGCTACTTCTGACACCTTCCAAAAGCAAATGGGTGGTGGACGTTCTCCTAGAGAAAAAGAGTTTGTGGATATGCACAAGACTGAAATTGGTTTAGACGTTGAAAAGATTACTGCTCAGAATAAGCAAAGCATTGAAGATGCACTTAAGCAAACTCCAGCTAGACTCGGTGATCAACGTAAGGGTGATACTTCTTTTGTGAATCCTATCAAAGCAGACATTATTGATGGTATCACTAAAGCTTTGCAACAAATGAAAACGAATAATTAAGGATTAATACTATGTTAAAGCCACCAGCAAAAAGACAAGATGCAGTACCAACATTACGCGGTTGGGAAGATCCTCGCACGGGAGAAATTTTAGTATCCCGTAAACACAGTGAAAGACAGATCGTTGAGTATTTTAACTATCATAATATGCAAAGATCTGCTCCAGCTCCAGCTCCAGCTCCAGCGCCTGCTCCAGAGCCTATCATTGAAGCAGATCCTGCGCCAGAAGTAGGAGCTGAAGCTGAAATGCTTACTGAGGCTGATCCAGTAGATTACTCTGCGATGACTAAAGCAGACTTAGCTGATCATGCAGCTTTAGAACATGGAATTGAACTAGACATTTCTATGACAAAATCCGCAATGATTAGGGATCTTGAGTCACAAATCTAAATGGAAATAACAAGTGAATATGTCGACGTAACTGAAGAAAACTATATTATCGTCGCTGCCAAACATTATAGCAATCCCCAGTGCTCGAACACTGATGAATTTTATGAAGACTTGAATCGTATCAAGTATATTAAAAGACTTATTAATCGGTATCACGATACTGGGGATTTATCTGATAGACTTTTGATGAATCATATTATTGTGTTTTGTAATGTATTCACTATTCCCATTGGTATTAAACTTATGGCCTTAAAGCTAGAATATAAATACTGGTCAGTAATAAAGCCATTTCTGGTAAAACTAAATTACATTTTGCCAGATGATTTAACCGGAATTAATATGGATCCAACCGTCGTAGGAGCGTTAAGAAAAATCTAATGTCTGTTTCAATTATTACAGATACCATATATACCTACAGATTCTTAAAGCTCTTGGTCACCCCTTTTAGTAAGACCGAGGCCTTTAAGCTTGGGATTATTGACGAATCCGGTAAGAGAATTAAAGATAAAAAGATTGAAACATCTGAGGAACGAGCTGCTTTTAACTTGTTTCATAGATTAGTATTCAACTTAAAGAGGCTGATTGAAACCGTACCTGGTGGTAAAACCAGAGTTGCTTCGTATATTGCTGCATTAGCTCTATTAAGAGAACACTATGATGTCAATGTGGAAAAAGTCCTTACAGAAATGAAGGTCAATCCACTTGACAAAAAGAAGATTTTAAAAGAGATTCAGCCTAAAAAGAAAAAGAAGGCTGAAGAAGAAATAGCAAATACGACCGCCAGCATTGCGATTATTCCTACACCTATGAAGTTTAAGGCGTTCGTTAGGAGAAAAAGGCCTAACTAATGTTCGCACTACTTGGATCCGTTCTAGGATTTGGTACGTCGTTCGCTCCTAAGATTCTTGATACAATCAATAAAGGTCAAGAACAGAAGCACGAGTTAGCTAAGATGAGAGCCTCTGCAGAGCTTAAAATGCAGATGCAAACAGCTGAGCACGACTACCTAAAAGATATGGCTGATCATGAAGAGCATAAGCGCTTGATCGAGCATGACATTGCAATCTCCAAAGAAACAGGATTCTTTGCAGGTTTAAAGAAAGGTGTACGTCCTATTATTACGTACTGTTTCTTTGGCTTTTTCTTATTCTATAAAACCGTACTAGTAATGGAAGCGATGAAGGCTGGCCAGAATATGGCCGAGATATCTGATGTTATCTGGGACCCACAGTCTCAATCTATCTTCGCAGCAATTATTTCGTTCTGGTTTGGATCGCGAGCAGTAGAAAAACTCAAGTAACTGTTTACAAATTTCGTGATCTGATATATAATACCTAATTCCAAAAATTCAAACACAAGAGGTGCGTTCTATGACTAATAGTCTAGACATGAGAGACTTTTTGTCTCAAACAAAATTCTACGAATCTTATTCCCGATACATTGATGATGAAAACCGTTATGAGAGTTGGGATGAATCTGTCGATCGTGTTATGGCTATGCATAAGGACTACTATGAAGATAAAATGACTACAGAGCTGGCTAACGAAATGGCCACTGCTTCTAATGCCTATAAAGAAAAACGTGTACTTGGTGCACAACGCGCTCTGCAGTTTGGTGGAGATCAGTTACTCAAGCACCAAATGAAAATGTATAACTGTACCTCTTCATATGCTGATCGTGCCTCTTTCTTTGGTGAGTACTTCTATATTCTTCTTTGTGGCGCAGGTGCTGGTTTCTCTGTACAGACACATCACATTGACAAGCTTCCACAGGTAATCGATCGTAAAAAGCAAGCTAAAGGATATGTCGTAGAGGATTCTATTGAAGGCTGGGCGTCTGCACTGGACGTATTAATGTCATCCTATTTTGTAGGTGGCGGTACACATCCTGAATTTGAAGGCCGTCGTGTATTCTTTGATCTGACAAACATTCGACCAAAGGGTGCAAAGATCTCTGGTGGATTTAAAGCTCCTGGCCCTGATGGTCTGCGTATGGCCCTGGATCGTATTGAGTACCTGATTCAAGGTCTGGTAATGGGAAAAACAGGTCCAGTTTCTTTGCGGCCAATCCATGTCTACGATATTGCGATGCATTGCGCTGACGCGGTTCTGAGCGGCGGTGTGCGGCGTTCTGCAACTATCTGTCTGTTCTCACCAACTGACACAGAAATGATGAATGCCAAGACTGGTAACTGGTTTGTGGATAACCCACAGCGTGCACGTTCCAATAACTCTGCAGTGATCGTCCGTAAGGAAACCAAGAAAGAAGACTTCATGGCGATTATGGATTCGATCAAGCAGTTTGGTGAACCTGGATTCGTATTTGTAGAATCTACAGAACATACAACCAATCCATGTGTTGAAATCGGTATGTTCCCACAGATCGACGGTGAATCTGGTTGGCAAGGATGTAACCTGACCGAAATCAATGGTGGTCAGTGTGTGGATGAGGAATCATTCTACAAGGCATGTGAGGCCGCATCGATCCTTGGTACATTGCAAGCCGGCTATACTGACTTCAAATTCTTATCTGATACATCCAAGAGAATCTTTGACCGTGAGGCTCTGCTTGGTGTGTCTATAACTGGATGGATGAATAACCCCGATGTTTTATTCAATGAAAAGATCTTGGAAAAAGGTGCCAAGATTGTTAAAGAGACTAATGCTCGAGTTGCTAATCTTCTCGGGATTAATCCTGCTGCTCGGACTACTTGCGTTAAGCCTAGTGGCAATGCTTCTGTACTCTTGGGAACAGCAAGTGGAATCCACGCTGAACACTCTGAGAGGTATATCAGAAATATCCAACTAAACAAAGAGTCTGAAATCTCTCAGCTGATTGCCAAGACTAACCCAGACATGGTAGAAGAGTCTGTATGGTCTGCATCCGGTAGTGACTGGGTCGTTTCATTCCCTATTACACCTAAGCAAGGATCAATTTTAAAAGATGATCTGATTGGCACCAAGCATCTTGATCTAGTGGCAAAAGCACAGAAGCACTGGGTAAATCCAGGTAAAAACAAAGAGCTATGCGCTGATCCAACCGTTAGTCATAACGTATCGAACACAATTCTAGTGGAGGACTGGGATGATGTTGCTGAATATGTTTATAGCAATAGGAATAACTTTGCTGGTATTTCTTTCTTGTCTACTTCTGGCGACAAGGATTTTAATCAAGCGCCGAATACTGAAGTCATCGACGCTGAAAAGATGGTGGAAAAATATGGCGTGGCGGCTGTTTTAGCCTCTGGTCTCGTTGTGGATGGCCTGCAGGCCTTTGGAGACCTTTGGATGGCCTGTAGTACTGCTCAAGGATTTGGCGAGGATATCTCGGCTGAAAACTCCAAGAACACCATGAAGAAAGACTGGGTACGTCGCTTCCAGGCATTTGCATCTAAGTATCTGGAAGGTGATCTTAAGAAAGCAGAGTACTGCTTGAAAGATGCCCATTTAATTCACAAGTGGGAAAAGATCAAACGATCATATCAACAAATCGACTGGATCGGTGAGCTAACTGAAAAGAAGTTCACTGATGTGGACACGCTCGGTGCGGCAGCATGCGCCGGGGGAGCATGTGAGATTGATTTCTAGCAAAATGATAAATAGTCCTGAGTGAACAACTTGGGACTATTTTTTTATATATGTGGTATCATGAATTCAAACCGTATGAGCCAGAAACGGCTCCGGAGGAATATATTGGATTTGTTTATCGTATTCAAGACTTGGATACAAACAAAAAATATATTGG